TGGTTACATTATTTGATCAGACTTTAGATAAGCATGATAGATTTGAGAATGAAGGGAAACCTAATTTTACGCAGTTTAATCTCACAGAGAATAAAGAAATCTCTTCAGAAATAAATCAAATTCATAATCATGTTATTAAAAATGTATTCACTTACCGTGATAAGTATTATGAATTTATTGATCCTAGAGTTTTCCCCCAAGAACATGCATTTGAACAGTTTCGTGTAAAAAAATATAATACTGGTGGAGAAGATCGTTTTGATACTCATGTTGATGTGCTAGATTACCCATCTGCACGAAGATTTTTATCTTTTATGTGGTATTTGAATGACGTTAATCAAGGTGGAGAGACAGTTTTTAAAGATTTAATTATTCAACCTAAAAAGGGGACGTTAGTAGTGTTCCCACCACTTTGGATTTTTCCACACAAAGGAAATGCTCCAATAAGTGAGTCAAAATATATTATGAGCACATATTTGCATTATAAGTAATGGAAAGAATTGAAACCACAATCCTTAGAAACCTGATATACAATGAAGATTACTCGCGTAAAGTCATTCCTTTCATACAACCAGATTATTTTGAGAGCAAATCCGAAAAAGTCATTTTTGAGGAGATTGTCCAGTTTATTGTTAAATATGGTTCAGCAATCACCATCGAAGCACTCAACATTGAGATAGAAAATCGCACGGACTTGACAGAGGATCAGGTAAAAGAAGTCAGAGAAATTAATAAATCTCTGAATGATTTTCCTGTTGAAAAGCAATGGTTACTTGATACTACTGAAAAGTGGTGTCGTGACCGTGCTATCTATTTGGCACTTATGGAATCAATCCATATTGCCGATGGAAATAATGAAAAAAAGAATCGTGATGCGATTCCTAGTATTCTTTCTGATGCTCTTGCAGTATCTTTTGATAATAATATTGGACATGATTACTTACAAAACTATGAAGAACGATATGAGTTTTACCACAGACAAGAAGACAAAATCGAATTTGATCTTGAATACTTTAACAAAATCACGAAAGGTGGTCTCCCTAACAAAACTCTCAATATCGCTCTTGCTGGTACGGGTGTCGGGAAATCTTTATTCATGTGCCATGTGGCTAGCTCCGTCTTGCTCCAAGGGAGGAACGTTTTGTACATTACGATGGAAATGGCAGAAGAACGTATTGCTGAAAGAATTGATGCAAACCTTCTGAATGTTCCGATTCAAAACATTACAGATTTGCCTAGACAAATGTTTGAAAGTAAGGTGACAAACCTTGCTAAGAAAACACAAGGTACTCTTATTATTAAAGAGTATCCAACTGCTTCGGCACATAGTGGACACTTCAAGGCACTTTTGAATGAATTGTCTTTGAAGAAGTCATTCAAACCAGATATTATCTTTATTGACTATTTGAATATCTGTGCTTCTAGTAGGTATAAGTCAAACCTTTCTGTGAATTCGTATTCCTATATCAAGGCAATTGCTGAAGAACTTCGTGGTCTTGCTGTAGAATTCAATGTACCAATCGTCAGTGCGACTCAAACTACACGAAGTGGGTTTGGATCTTCTGATGTTGAGTTGACTGACACTTCAGAATCCTTTGGTTTGCCTGCCACTGCTGACCTTATGTTTGCTCTGATTAGCACAGAAGAATTAGAGCAACTTGGCCAGATTATGGTCAAGCAACTGAAGAATCGTTATAATGACCCTACGATCTACAAACGTTTTATTGTAGGTATTGATCGTGCAAAAATGCGTCTTTATGATTGTGAGCAAACCGCTCAAAAAGATATACTTGACTCTGGACAAGAAGACGAGTATAATGATGAAGACAAGAAACCCAAAAAGTCGTTTGAAGGATTTAAATTTTAATGGAAACCGCTAAACACGTTAATTTTAATAAGTATGCCGAGTTTGTGGATGCTGTAACTTCTGATGCATCTAAGGACTTTCTTGCCCTCTCCGACCGCCTGGTTGCTCTAGATGAGAAAGGTGCTAATATTGAGCGTCTTCTGACCGCCTCTGTTGGTATCAATGCTGAAGGTGGTGAATTTATGGAAATTGTCAAGAAAATGATTTTCCAGGGCAAACCCTATAATGAAGATAATCGTGAGCATCTGATTATTGAACTTGGTGACATTATGTGGTATGTTGCTCAAGCATGTATTGCACTTGATGTGACGCTTGATGATGTAGTTGCTCGTAATGTTCAAAAACTTCTCAAACGTTATCCTGAGGGTGCGTTTGATGTTTACTTCTCCGAAAACCGTGCTGCTGATGACCGATGACTAAAGAAAAACAAGTAACAATTAAAATGGACGCTCGCTGCGCCGCCGCAGTACGTCAAATTCTTTTTGATGCACAAAAAGGATATACTTACAATGAAGTAAGTGTTCCTCTTCGTATTACTGATATTCGCAATGTTATTAGAGATATTGATGATTCTATTGGTACAGTTCTTGGCGTATAATAAATATTTTAAAAAATGTCTTTGATTGGCAAAAGAAAAGGAAGACCAACCACAAGAATACAGTTTGATGTTATTCTTAAGCGATTTATTGTCTTCCTTAAAAGAGAACTTCGTTTAACATATGATATTCCATATGTCCTCATAGATGACTCTGATTTTGCCAAAAACAATATGACTTTTGGTATGATGACCAGAGAAATACTTTATATCAGTATTATTAATCGCCATCCTATAGATATTCTAAGAACAGTATCTCATGAGTTTATACATTATAAGCAAGTTATGGATGGGAAGCAAATTTCATCAAGTCCTGGAAGTGCTGCTGAAAATGAAGCAAATGCAAAAGCAGGTGAGATTGTAAGGAAGTATGGAAAACTTCACCCAGAACTATTTGACCTAATGCCTATCAGGTAATTTAGTTCTTTTTGCCCGTGTACTCCAATGGTAGAGAGAGTGGACTTAGAATCCATACAGTGGAAGTTCGAATCTTCTCACGGGCATTGAAATAAATAAATAATTGTAATATATTTGTGGCAGATACTTTTTCTAAAAGTAATAAGTAAAGAATGAAAAATTTTCATCAATTCATAACGGAAGCAACCTCCGCATCAGTTCAAGCAAAAAGACTTGGACTTGTTGGCGATGGGCATGGGGGGTGGTATAATAGAGCCACTGGTGAATTTGAGGCAAAGACCGTGGGGGGTCAACTGAAGTATTTTAACAAACGCCAAGTTATTGGTGGAAAAGATCCTAATCAAAATGAGTTTGAAAAAAATATTCCTCTTGGATCTTCATATCCAGAACAACCTGTCCCTCAACAGCAAGTTCCTTTAGAACAACTACCTCAAGAAGAAATTCCTCAAGAAGAACCAGTGGTAACAGCACCACCAGTTCCAAAAACTAAGGGAACTCTTACAATTGCTTTTGGTCGCTTTAATCCTCCAACAGTTGGACATCAACAATTGATGGACACTGCTGCCATGGCGGCAATGGAAGACGGTGGTGATTATATTATTGTTCCATCGCGCAGTCAAGACAAGAAAAAAAACCCATTAGATCCCGACACAAAAATTTCTTTTATGAGAAGGATGTTTCCTGATCATAGTGAAAGAATTGTGAATGATCCAAACTTTAGAACTATCTTTGATGTTCTTAAAAAAGCACACAACGATGGATATACTAACGTGAGAATTGTTGGTGGTGCAGATCGTGTCAAAGAATTTGAGAGATTGTCAAATGAATATAATGGACAACTATATCAATTTGATGTAATTGATGTTGTGTCTTCTGGAGATAGAGATCCTGACAGTAATAAAGGTGTAGAAGGAGTTTCTGCATCAAGACTTAGACTTGCTGCAGCTGAGGGAGATTTTATGACTTTCCGTTCTGCACTTCCTAAAGGAGTAAAAAATAAAGAAGCACTTCAACTCTTTGATCTTGTTAGGCAGGGAATGGACATTCAGGAAATTCAACAAGAAGGATACAATACTTGGGAAATTGCTCCAAAATTTGATTCACAGTCTTTAAGAGAAAATTATATTGATAAAAATATTTTTAAAATTGGAACTTTTGTTGAAAATTTAAATACTGGATTGAATGGAAAAATTATTCGTAGAGGAACTAATTATTTAATTTGTGTGTCTGAAAATGGAATGATGTTTAAATCTTGGATTAAAGATGTGAAAGAATCATACTCTGAAAAGCAGATGGATAGAGAAATGAGATTGCCGGGAAAACCAAATACTCTAATAGGAACATTGGGTGCATTTAAATATGCCGCAATGATGACTCCGGGTGCAATCGGAACTGGTATGGAAAATATTCAAAGTGGCGGAAAACCTTATGGTATTAATTTCATAAATAAAAGTAGGAAAAAAGTAAAGCGTTAAATTGTCCTCATGAAAAAGCATATTGCTGAAGATCTTCCTGCAAGAAAGCATCCACAAGCACAATTATCTCAGTCTAATAAACCTGAAAGAAAAGATTCGGGTAGAGACGGTGATGATAAAGGTGGGGAGAAAACTCCAGAACAGAGAATTCGTCAAGCAGTCTACGATATTCGATATCGCGCAAGGAGAGAAAATTTACCTCTTCGTTCTGCATATTCTCAGTATATGCAAAATAGTTCTATGGGAGAGCAAGAAAAAGCGGAAGTAAGAGCAAAACTTTTTGGTAAAGAAGGTGGTGGAATGCAAGCAGAAGACTTTACTAATTACATGAAAGACTCTGCTTCTAATGCAGTTTCAAAAGCACTCTATAAAGTTTTCTTGGAAAAAAATGAAGAAGTGGTTGACTTAAATCAACTCAAATATGGATTGGAAGAAAAAGTAAATGATACTTCTGAAGGAAAAAAATATAAAGTAAGAGTTACTGATCGTAAAAGTAACGTTACATATGTGAGATATGCAACAAGACAGAAAATTAGTGAACTCAGAGCAAAAGGTCTCGAAGTTGAAATGACCGAATATGGAACTCCATATGAAGGTGAAAGAACAAAAGGTGAAAAAACTGCTGAAGTTTTAGGTAACAGAGCAAAAAAAGATTATGATGGTGATGGTAAAGTAGAAAGTGGTGCTAAAGAGTATCGTGGTTCAGTTCATAACGCCATTCAACGCAAGAAAGGTGGAGTTGCTGATGGTAAAGATACCTCAAGCGTAAAAGAGAGTTTTTTAGGTGAGGTAGCGGCAACTGCAAATTTGCCACAGACTGACGCTTCTCAACAAGTAAATCCCGATTCAAATTCTGCTCAGATTGATTTTACTACTAAAAGAAATAAAATAGTTGTAAATCCTACCGATAACTCACAAACAAAATTAATGGCACATCACGAAATGGATGGTGATGTAATTGTTGAAAATGGTTATTCTAAGTTCCTTAAAAAAGTTCATGCTCTTCAAGAAAAAGCAGAAAGTGAGCAACAGCAAAAACTGTTTGGTCTTGCCCTTTCAGTTAAGAGGGGGAAAACACCAAGATCTGAAGTAAGTGCTGAAGTTCTTAAAATCGTTGATACGATGAGTGAGAAAAAAATTCGTGATTTTGCTAAGACTAAGCATGAAGGAATTCCTAAACAGAAAGTTCAGAAAGAAGAAACTGAGTGTGGTTCTGAGAAAGAAAATAAAGTAGATCGTCGTCCTCTTGAAACTGCAATTAATCTTGCAAAAAATAAAGCAAGAGCAATGGGTGCTAAAAATCCACTAGTAATGGTTACTTCTGAACAAGCAAGTCCTGCACTTCCCGGAGAAAATAGACCTGGATCTCCAAAGGCACCCGGTGGTCGCCCTCATCTTCCTGGAGAAAAGCAAACTCCTCTTCCAAAAAAATCTACCAAATTGGAATTGGCATCATATGAACCAGAAGGTAAAGTTATTGATGAGAGAAGAAGAGAAGAAAAAGGAACTCCAAGGAAACCACGTGATCGAGCATTTGAGATAGTTGCTCAATCTATGGGAACTGGTAGAGCAGGAGTTCAACCTAGAGGAAAGAAAAAAGTTCCTGGCGAAAAACCACCTGCTGCGGGACAATATGGTGCTCCAGAATCTCCTGCACAAAAAGTAGCAAAACGTCGTGCTGCTGCTCAAAGGGCACAGGACAATATGAGTTCAAGATTTGATTGATTAATAAATAGGACAGGATACTCTCATACGGAGGACATTATGGGTGCAGTAGTCGCAGTAGTAAAACCAATTCTGATTCAAATTGCAACACATCCAGCAGTTAAAAATTTAGTTCTTGATCTGCTTGCAAAGTATGTCAAGTCAACCGATAATAGCATTGATGATGTTGTTTATCAATTAGTTAAGGAAAATTTATTTAAACCTCAAGCATGATTACTTGCTTTTTAACTAATTGGGGAGTAACTATTACTCTTGGTTTATTATTAACTGCCTCAGAATGGTTAGCAAAAACAAAAAAAATTGAAGAAAATGGTTTATTAGATTTAATCAATCATTTTTTAAAAACACTCCTACATAAAAGAGACCAAAAGTAAAGGTCTCTTTTTTTTATAAATATCTTTAGAAAAGAATTCATAGGTAAGAAAACATGTCTCTTTGGGGCAATAAAGATTCTTTAAGCAATCTAACTGGAACTATAACAATTAATCTTGCTACAAAAACAGTAACTGGAAGTGGAACGACTTTCGCAACTGCCGGAATTTCAACAGGTGATATTCTTGTAATTGGTGTTGGTGCTACTTACGGTCAAGCAGTTATTAGTGGAGTAACTTCTGCTACCCAATTGTCTATCGGATCTACTCAATTTATTATTGGAATAGGAACTGTAGGTTTTGGAGCAACTGTGGGAGTTGCCTATACAGTAACACAAAAACCAAAATACACTCTTGAAGACGGGCAATTCTTCGCACCCGATGTAAAGGCAAATAGATTTTCTACAGTTGTTGGTGTAGATACCACTGAAGTTGGTATTGCTCGCACAACAACTGTTGGTGGAAAAGCGGGTGCTTATGGAGTATCTCATGCCGGATGGGTTGGTATCGTCACATATGTTGATAATCACGGAAACTTCAGAGTTAAATCAGAAACTCTTGTTGCTGGAAGTATGATTACCAGCGATGCAGACGATGACTCAAGATTCCCAGATTCCTGATAATATGGTATGAAATTTGATGAGTTGAATGAAGATAATTATTTACTATTCGCAATAAAATTTTATGATAATCCTCAATCAGTTACGTTTGAGGATTTTGAATCTGATTTGAAAAGAATTAAGTATATAAAAAGATTATTAAAAAGATATAAAAATACTGGTGAGTTGAAAATTCATCTGATATTAAATCATTTAACAGTTTTATTTAATGTTTTTAATGATGCCACTGTTCCATTATTATTTTATAATTTGGATGAAGATTTGTGGTCTTATATAAAAAGTTTTTTAATATTTTTGAATAGAATACCAGAATATCCAAAAACTTCAATAAATGATATTCCTGAAGATAAAGAATGTCTAAAGCAATTGCAATCAATTTAATGGAAAGCAAAATAAATAGAATTATTGATATCATTCATTCTCTTAAGGAGGAAGGTATGGTAACTGGTACTCCTACTAATAATATTTCGAGTGGAAATATTGCAAAGTATGATCCAGTGATGGGATTTACCAGAAGAAAAGTTCCAACAATTATAGGGAAAGGTAAGTTTCCTGGTTCTAGAACACGTTGGAAAAACACTAATATTCACAATTAGAACAATGTTCCAACAATCATCTACCGAAACAAAGATAGCATTACTCGAAGAGCGCATTAATGTTTATGAGCAGATGATGGAACGCATTGATACAGCAATTCAAAAGATTGGAGAGACAAGTCAAAATATCAGTCAAATGCTTGCTATTCATAATGAAAAGATTGAACAATGTAATCGTACAGATAGTATAATTGTAACAATGATTGAAGATATAAAAAAATCTTCAAAAGAACAACACGATCAAATAAGTGAAAAGTTAGGTGAAAGAATAGAAAAAGTAGAAGAAAAAGTAGAAAGTATTTCAAAATTTAGATGGCAAGTATTAGGTGGTTTAGCAGTAGTTGCTATCTTTATTAAATTTGCCCCACCAGCATTTAATCTCTTGACACCCCGCACTTCTCCTGTTACAGTAGAAAGACTGAAATAAGCACTCTCATAATGGATTTGGTTGATTCCAAGTATATTGGACTAGTTTCATCACGTCTACAAAAATTTAAGAGGGTTAAAACGGATCTCTACAACTTCCGCTGCCCTCTTTGTGGTGATTCTAAACGTAACAAAAGTAAAACTAGGGGTTACTTATATTCTGTAAAAAGTAACACCAACTTTAAGTGTCATAATTGTGGTGCAAGCATGTCTTTCAATAACTTCTTGAAGGAGTTAGATTCTATGCTTCATAAGCAATACACACTTGAGAAGTTTAAGGAAGGACACACTGGTAAAAACTTTGTGGTTGAAGAACCAAAGTTTGAGTTTTCTAAACCCATCTTCAAAAAAAAACTAGACTTACCAAAGGCATCAGAGAATCCTGCATCCAGAGAGTATCTGGAAAAACGAAAATTAGATCCTGAAAAGTTTTATTATGCTGATAAATTCAGAGAGTGGGTGAATACTCAAAAACATACTTTCAACACTATTGGTAGGGATGAGAGTCGCATTATTATACCAATGTATGATAGTGAGAATAATCTTATCGGTTTTCAGGGAAGAGCATTAGGTACTAACCTTGTTAAATATATCACTGTGATGCTTTCTGATGACGCACCAAAAATCTATGGGATGGAGAAGATTGATTCTACGAAACCCATTTACATCGTTGAAGGACCCTTCGACTCCACGTTTATACAAAATGCTGTTGCTATGTGTGGGTCCGACCTTGATATTAGGTCGTTTGGTTGGTGCGATTATATTTACGTTTTTGATAACGAACCACGTAATCGAGAAATCGTCAACAGAATATCAAAAATCATCGACAGAGGTGACAAAGTAGTGATTTGGCCAGCAACTATTCATCACAAGGACATTAATGATTGTGTGCTCGCTGGACTTAATGTTATGGATGTGTTAAAATCAAATATCTACTCTGGTTTAGAAGCAAAAATCAAATTTAACAATTGGAAGAGAATATGAGTAACGGAACAAAAGTCGTTAAAAGAAATGGTGCCACTGAGGTATTGGAGTTGAATAAACTTCATGTAATGGTAGAAGAGGCATGTAAGGATCTTGCAGGGGTCTCTGCAAGTCAAGTTGAGATGCAATCTGGTATTCAATTTTATGATGGTATTACCACTGCAGAGATTCAGGAAATTTTGATTCGCTCTGCTTCTGATCTAATTGATCTGGATCATCCTAACTATCAGTTTGTTGCAGCTCGTTTGCTGTTGTTTGCTCTTCGAAAACAATTGTTTGGTCGTATACATGAATGTCCTACCGTAAAACAGCATGTAGAACGTTGTGTGGGTAGAGGTGTTTATGACCCAGAGATTCTGTCGATGTATTCCCATGAAGAGTTTGAAAAACTTCAGTCGTTCATTGATCATAGTCGTGACTATTTGTTCACTTATGCAGGTCTACGTCAGGTCGTTGATAAGTACCTCGTGCAGGACAGAAGTTCTGGGGCACTTTATGAAACGCCACAGTTTATGTACCTTTTGATTGCAGCAACCATCTTTTCCAAGTATCCAAAAGAAACACGTCTAGATTACGTTAAGAGGTATTATGACGCAATCAGCAAGCACAAAATCAACATTCCAACACCAATCATGGCAGGTGTTAGAACCCCACTTCGCCAATATGCAAGTTGCGTTCTTGTTGATGTTGATGACACCTTGCCTAGTATCGAGTCAAGTGATTCTGCAATTTTTAGGTATGTTGCTCAAAGAGCAGGAATTGGTATCAACGCAGGTCGAATCCGTGGGATCAACAGTAAAATCAGAGGTGGAGAAGTTCAGCACACTGGCGTTATTCCATTTCTCAAAAAGTTTGAGGCAACTGTCAGAAGTTGCACTCAAAATGGCATCAGAGGTGGATCAGCAACTGTCCACTTCCCAATCTGGCACCAAGAAATAGAAGATATTCTTGTATTAAAAAATAACAAAGGAACCGAAGATAATCGTGTTCGTAAGTTAGACTATAGTATCCAAATCTCTAAACTCTTCTATGAACGATTTATCCGCAACGAAGAGATCTCACTCTTCTCTCCACACAACGTTCCTGGTTTGTATGATGCTTTTGGTCTTGATGGATTTGATGAGTTATACAATGCTTACGAACGAGATGAGTCTATTCCAAGGAAAACTATTGGCGGTCAAGAACTATTTCTTTCACTCCTGAAAGAAAGAGCAGAGACTGGTCGTATTTACATTATGAATATTGACCACTGCAACTCTCATTCATCATTTGTTGATAAAGTTGAGATGAGCAATCTGTGTCAGGAAATTACCCTGCCCACCAAACCTCTTCAACACATTGATGATACTGATGGTGAAATTGCTCTTTGCATTCTTTCTGCTATTAATGTTGGTAAAATCAGGGATCTTGAGGATCTTCAAGTTCTTTGCGATCTTGCTGTTAGGAGTCTTGATGAACTTATTGATTTTCAAGGATATCCCGTCAGAGCAGCAGAAATCGCCACCAAGGCACGTCGTTCTCTGGGTGTAGGTTTTATTGGTTTGGCACATTATCTTGCCAAGCACGGCGAGCATTATGATGACCCTGGTGCTTGGAAACTAGTCCACGATTTGACAGAAGCATTCCAGTATTACCTAATTCAAGCAACTGTTAATCTTGCAAAAGAAAAAGGTGCGTGTGAATACTCACATCGCACTAAGTATGGGCAAGGTATTCTACCAATTGATACATACAAGAAGGATGTGGATGAAATCGTTCCAAACGAACTGAAGTATGATTGGGAAGGTCTTAGAGCACAGGTTAAGCAGTATGGGGTTAGAAACTCAACACTGTCCGCACAGATGCCATCGGAGAGCAGTTCCGTTGTGTCAAATGCAACAAATGGAATCGAACCACCTCGCGGATACTTGTCCATTAAGAAATCGAAGAAAGGACCACTTAAGCAGATTGTTCCTCAGTATCAAACACTTAAGAACAATTATACGCTGCTGTGGGATATGCCTAGCAATCGTGGTTATATTCATATTGTTGCTGTTATGCAAAAATTCTTCGATCAAGCGATTTCTGGAAACTGGTCGTATAATCCAGAGAATTATGCCGATAATGAAGTTCCTACTTCAATAATGGCACAAGATCTTTTGACTACATATAAGTACGGCTGGAAAACCAGTTATTACCAAAACACTTATGATAACAAGTCTGATGAGGTAAGTGAAGATAAAATCCAAAAGTTGGATTCGTTAATTGATGAAATTCTAGAACTAGGAGAAGAGGATTGTGAGTCTTGTAAGATTTAAAACTAACGCACAGGAGAAACCAATGGTCGAATCAATGACCGTTTTTAATTCTCAAGAAGTAGACACCAAAAAGCAACCAATGTTTTTTGGCCAACCACTAGGAATTCAAAGATATGATTCTTACAAATATCCAATCTTCGATAAATTAACAACACAGCAATTAGGTTATTTCTGGAGACCAGAAGAGGTATCTCTTCAAAAAGATCGTAGCGATTACCATATGCTACGCCCAGAACAAAAACACATCTTCACCAGTAACCTGAAGTATCAGGTGATGCTGGATTCTGTTCAAGGTCGTGGACCTGGTATGGCGTTCGCGCCCTATTGCTCACTCCCTGAACTGGAAGCGTGTATGAAGGTATGGGAATTTATGGAGATGATCCATTCCCGTTCATACACTTATATCATCAAGAACGTTTATTCAGACCCATCTGAAGTGTTTGATACTATCTTAAAAGAAGATCGTATCATGGAGCGAGCAGTGAGTGTGACTCAAGCATATAATGATTTTATCAATAGTGCTCATCGCTATGACAATTCTGACGAATGGGCTCATGCATTAGAACAAGTACCATACGCACAAGAGGCAAGGTATGAACTCAAACGCAAACTCTTTAGAGCAGTTGCAAATGTTAATATTCTTGAAGGTATTCGCTTTTATGTCAGTTTCGCT